GTGCAAACCGGTCTCAAGCTCTACACAAACATGATTTGCACGTCACTCAGGACGAGCCAGGACAAGGACTCGTCCGCCGCCCTGCTGTTCACGGCAGAGTTGCGCGAGGTGATTATCGTTAACACCAAGATAGTCGCCTTCACTAAAACGAAGGCTGGAGCCACAGCGAGACAGGCCTCTCCCACGGCTGATAGCGGGAAGCAACAGGCTAAAGAAGTAACCAGCGCACCGGCGAAGGGATCTCTCGCCTCTAAGTTGAAACAGGCCACGACAGGAAGCAAGTGACATGATCGCAGAGCTGCCATTCTCCAGCGTCGCATCGCGCAGATTCACCACGCCGCTAGGTGATGCCGAATACACATTCGAGACGAGATTTAACGACCGCTCCGGCGTCTGGACATTTGACCTGTACGACAGCACCAGCCAGCAATTGATGGTCGCGTCGGTTCCGATGGTGCTTGGCCAAGACCTGCTGGAGCCGTACAACTTCGGCATCGGCAGCATTTTGTGCGTGGACGCTAACGGCACGGGAATCGACGCCGGGCCGGACGATCTCGGCGACAGGGTAAAGGTCTACTGGTTCAGTGCTGACGAGGTGATTGCATGAACGACTCAGTGCGTCAGTGGAGGCGCCAGCTAGAGCTAGTCATTGGCAAGGCAGGAAAAGGGCTATTGATCGAAGATTTGAGGGTTCAGTTCGAAGTGGCCAAGACCATCGACAAAGCCCCGAACACCGCCATCATCAAGATATACAACCTGAACCCATCCAACGAAGAAAAGTTCAAGGAAGACGACGACATCTTCCTTAATGCCGGGTATTACGGCGCGATGAAGCAGGTCTTTTGCGGAAACATCAAGCACGTCTACCGCTACCGCGAAGGTAACGACCACATCACCGAGATAGAAGCCGGCGACGGAGACAAGGACTTCCGCCATGCCGTAATGAACGAGACGCTGGCGTCAGGAACAACAATAAACCAGTTGCTAGACCGCGCCGTTGGCACCTTCAAAGACGTCGGCGGCACGGTCAGAGGCCACGTGCAGATTACCGACAGAACAAGACTGCGCGGCAAAGTGATCAGCGGAAACACCCGCACCGTACTTGATGATGTGGCGCGCGAATCCGGCGCTAACTGGTCTATTCAGGACGGTCAGCTGGTCATCGTCAGCACCAATGATGTGCTGCCAGGACAGGCGGTTGTCATCCGTGCCGATACCGGCATGCTGGGCGCTCCGGAGATCAACGACAAGGGCATCGCGGTCAAGTGCCTGATGAACCCGACGTTGCGCGTGAACGGCGCGATCAAGCTGGACAACAACGGCATCAAGGCGAAACGTCAGCAGGCGCAAGCGCTGGCCACAAAGCGCGAGAAACAGGAAACCAACGCACCGGTTGGCCGCGAGAATCAGCAACTTGTCAGGCTCGACCCAGACGGCATCTACAAGGTGTTGAAACTCACCCACAAGGGCGACAACCGCGGCCCTGATTGGGTAAGTGAAATCGAGTGCATTGGACTTGACCAGCCTATCCAGGAAACGAGGTAAGGAATGGCAGACGGCAAACAATTCAGCAAAGGGCAGCGCGATCAGCAGCTGACAGCGACGCAGGAAGCTGCGCATTCGGCTCAGATAGATGGTCGATTGAAAGACCTGCACACCTGCATGCCCGGCATTATTGCCAGCTTCAACCCTGATACGCAGACGGCCAGTGTGCAGCCAGCCATCAAGCGCATCTTCACCGAGAGGGGGGCGGTTAGCCTGCCGCTGTGTGTTGATGTGCCGGTTGCCTTCCCCGGCGGCGGCGACTTCTTTCTGACCTTTCCGGTCAAGAAAGACGACGAGTGCATTCTGTTTTTCAGCGAGCGTTGTATCGACTTCTGGCACGCCAATGGCGGTGTGCAACTGCCTGCCGAGTATCGATTGCATGACTTGTCGGATGCCTTTGCGCAGGTTGGTGTAAACAGCCAGCCAAAGAAGCTCACCGCCTTGCAGATGGATGGTGCCGAACTGCGCACCCGCAGCCGGTCAACTTACATCCGCCTCACCGAAGGCACGATTTATGTCAAGGGCAACATCATCCACGAAGGCAACACAACCCAGACGGGCAACGTGACGCAGACCGGAAACATTACCCAGACGGGCAGCATGACGCTGACTGGAGATACAACGCGCACGGGAGCCACAACCACTTCCGGCGTCATCACTGGCGCAGGCGGCTTGGCGGTCAGCGGCGGTGCAGGCGCAGCAGTGTCCGGCAACATGGCTATCACTGGCGGCGACGTCACTGCCGATGGCAAGTCAATTAAGAACCACCATCACGTCGAGCACGACGGATACAACACCGGCAACACGGTTTAAGGAGATTCCATGCTGGTCAGACGACTCGACGAAGGTCACGACATGACCTTCGGGCAGGGGCTCGCCAACTATGCCAGGGACGACGAAGCGACAGCGCAGGCTGTGGAAACACGCCTGTTGCTGTTGTTCAACGAATGGTTTCTGGACACTGATGCCGGCGTGCCACACCTGCAAGACATCATGGTGAAGCCGGCCAACATGCCGTTGGCGCAGGCAATCATCAAGCGAACCATTCTCGAAACCGAGGGAATTCAGGAAATCAGGTCGTTCGACATGACCTATGACCGCGAGACCCGCAAGTTATTCATTCAGGCAACCGTGATCAACATCTACGGAAGCGTGGCAAACATCAAGGTGATTCGATGACTCAACTGACCGCCCAAGGCTTTCAGCGCAGCAGGCTCGATGAGAGGCTGGCCCAGCTGCAAGCCAAAATGCAGGCCATATTCGGCCCGAACATCAACCTTGACCCAGACACCATCGACGGCCAGACGCTCGGTATTTATGCCGAGGCGATCAGCAATCTTGATCAGCTGGCCGAGGATGTTTACCACAGCATCAACCCTCAGTCGGCGGTCGGCGTGGCGCTTGGTCGCACCGTTCAGTTCAACGGCATCCGGCGCATTGAGGGTTCATACAGCACGGCCACTATCCGCTGCGTTGGTACGCAAGGCACGGTCATCCCTGCCGGCAGTCTGGTGAAGAGTTCGGCAACCGGCGCGACATTCAAGACGCTGGCCGAAGTCACTATCGACGGCACCGGGCAAGTCGACATCGCAGCACAGGCAACCGTGAAAGGTGCAACTCTAGCCACGACCGGCACGCTGACAAAAATCGACACGCCGATCTATGGCTGGCAGACCGCGACCAACATCGCAGACGCCGTACCTGGTCGCGCCGAGGAAACCGACGAGCAGCTGCGCATCCGCCGCAAGGCATCAACCGCAACGCCCGGCAACGCAAACGTCGATTCCATCTATGGTGCGCTGGCCAACCTGCCGGCAGTGCTCAATGCGCGCGTGACCGAGAACGATACCGATGCCGTTGATGCCAACGGCCAGCCGCCGCACTCGATCTACTGCGTGGTGAATGGCGGCACGGACGCCGACATCCTTGCCACCATCTGGAAGAAGAAGGGGCAAGGCGTCACGACCGTCGGCACGACTGTCGGCGTCACCAACGACAGCCAGGGCAACCCGCACACGCTCAAATTCAGCCGCCCGACGCCGACGAACATCTATATCGCCATCACCCTGCACACGTATCCGGGCTGGCCGACCGATGGCGTCGCGCGCATCCAGAACGCGCTGGTGGCATGGGCGTTGGCGAATCTTAGCATCGGCACAGAACTGATCTACTCGCGGCTCTACGATGCCATCAACACGGTGCCGGGCCATTCCATCACTACGCTGCACGTTGGGACGGCGCCAGCCACTGTTGGTACGGCCGACATCGAAATCCCGTTTGACGGCATCGCGGTATTTGACACCGCACGCATCGAGGTGACCATCGTATGAGCGCAGTAGCCATCAGCCACCGCGAGACCGGGCTTGATCGCGTTGCCTGCCAGTACGAGAACAGCACGAAGTTTCTGGCGCACCTGACCGCCCTGCTGGAACAGCACGACGAGCTGGAGGCGGTGTACCAGAAAATCTCCGAGCAGCTCGACATCGACCTGGCCGAAGGCGTCAACCTCGACGTGGTCGGCGACATCGTCGGCGTCGGGCGGATCCTGCCGAACTCTATCCCGATGCAGTTCTTCGGCTTCGACGGACAGCCCGTTGCCGCCGGATTCGGCGAAGAAGGTTTCCTCGGCGTCGGCGCTCGTTTCCGCGACGAGCTGGAGTCGGAAGCCGCCACCAGCGTGCTGGCCGACATCGAGTTCCGGATGCTGATACGCGCGAAGATCGTCAAGAACCACTCGCACGGCACCAACGAGGACATGCTGGCCAGCCTGGCTTTCCTGTTCAACACGCCGCGCGTGATCGTGGACGACCCGGGCGGCATGACCATCAACGTGGCAATCGGCCGGCAGCTGACGTGGCAGGAGAAGTACATCGTCAAGTCGCTGAACGTGCTGCCGAAGGCGGGCGGCGTGCGCATCGGCAGTTATGTCACATACGCCGCAGCAAATTATTTTGGGTTCGACGGGCAGCCTGGCTCCCTGTCGTTTGGTGAAGAAGGGCAGCCGTTGATCGGCGGCCTGCTTGCAGAGGAGTTCTAACACATGGCACTGACAAAACCGCCCGTCCTTCCGGCTTGGGCTGAAACCGGCGACAAGGTACAACCAACGAACGCCGAGATTCAGGCCGGTTGGCCGCTCTCCAATATCCCGCCTGCACGGCAGCGCTGGAACTGGATTTTGAACTTCGTGGCCAACGGTATCCGCTACCTGACGCGCCGAGGCCTGCCCGATTGGGCGAACGATGAGACCTACGAAATCGGTGACGTCACGCGCGGTCCCGATGGTTTGAGTTACAAGGCGTTGACCCAGAACATCAACAAATCGCCGGCTGCAAATCCGACGGATTGGGAGCTGTGGGCATTCAATGCCAGCGGCTTGCTGGGCGTGGTCGACGGGTTCCTGAACAAGAACGTCGCCGGCGCGGTTGACGTGGCTCTCACCGCTGCCGAAGCGCGCAACGGCATCATCAATCTGTCGGGCGCCATCACGGCGAACATCAATGTCACCGTGCCAGCAACGGCCAGGCGCTGGACGTTCATCAACAACACGACGGGCGGGTTCACGCTCACCGTGAAAACGCCGCTTGGCACGGGTTACGCCCTCCCGCAAGGCGTTCCGGCCGCGCTGTTCTGCGATGGCACGAATGTTGACTTGCAGAATGAGCTGGGGGCAACAGCCGCGCAATTCGACAACAGCGCGAAGCTGGCAACGACTGCATTCGTGAAGCGACAAGGGGTGAGCTCCGCTGCAACTGTCGTTGTTAATGCAACTACGGTGCTGACTGCTGACGCTCACGCGGGAAAGACAATCTATGCTGGAAATGCTGCACCGATCACGCTGACGCTACCGCTGCTATCAACAATGCAGGATGGGTCGCAGATTCAATTCGACAATACCTCATCTGGCCTTGTAACTATTTCTCGACAAGGCGCAGATAACATTGCCGGGCTGAATAACATCGCTGCCACCGCGTATGCGTTAAATAGCGGTGACCAGATAACACTGGTTGCATCACCCGCGCTTGGTCAGTGGTTCATTATTACCCATGCAAGCCTTGGCGTTGGCCAGACGTGGCAGAACCTCACAGGAAGCCGAGCTTTTGCGACGACCTACACGAATACAACCGGAAGGCCGATTGCTATTGCAGTGACACCTACCAATACAGGGTCAACGGGTTCAACAGGAGTTTCGATTTCCGTGAACGGGACTCTTGTCACGCAAAATGTCGGACTTAACGGTATCGGCCCTGGGAATCTGTCATACGGCTGCACAGCTATCGTGCCTCCGGGCGCCACATACTTGGTTGGCGCAATAGCAGCTGGCATTTCGAGCTGGTTTGAACTTCGATAACAAGGGGAACACATGAGACATTTTCAGAATCCAAACGACGGCAACAAGGTGTACGGCTATGACAGCCAAGACGCGACACAGGCCGAGCTGCTGCAGGCTGCAATCGATGGTGGCTGGATCGAGGTAACGGGTAACTGGCCTCCAGCGCCAGCCCTTCTTGAAAGGCAAGCGAAAGCATGGGGGGGCATCAAAGCCAAGCGCACCGCCGTCGAACTCGGCGGCGTGAAGGTCGGCACGAAGTGGTATCACACCGACGACGCCAGCCGCATCAAGTACCTCGGGCTGTTCAAACTGGCCGAGCAGGCACTGGCCGCTGGCGCGGTCGGCACCACCGTCTTGCAGTACAACGCCACCGACATCAAGTGGAAGACGATGGACGGCACGTTCATCAACATGACGGTGCAGCGCGCCCAGGACGTGTACTTCGCCGTGTTCGGTCTGGATATGGCCGCCTTCGCTGCTGCCGAGACTCACAAGGTCGCGATGGAGGCTGCCGCAGATCCTGCGGCCTACGACTTCTCCGCCGGCTGGCCGGCATCGTTCCCGGCGGTGTAGCCATGAAAATCCTGCTTTGTAGGTCGCGCACCATCGGCTCGTGGTTGATTCGGCTGGTCACCTGGTCGGACTGGTCGCACGTCGCTGTCATCGATGGCGAGCATGCCATCGAGGCAGTCTGGCCGCGCGTGCGGCGCGTTCCGCTGGCTGATGTCATGGCCCAGCACACGGCTTGCGAGATCGTCGAGTTCTCTTGCACCGATGTTGATGCAGCCATCCGGGCCGCTCGGTCGCAGATAGGCAAGCCCTACGACCTGACGGCACTGGTCGGGCTGCTGGCGCACCGAGACTGGCAGGAGGACGACCGCTGGTTCTGCAGCGAACTGGCGGCGTGGTCGTTCGCGCAAGCCGGCACCCCGCTGTTCCGACATGATGC